GGCTGTTCGGTTAGCTTTTATTAACGGCGCGCATTTTCTTTCATCTATCCATATCTTACTAAAAGCTGACCGAACAGCCTCAATTCCGTCCATTACTGAAAGATTTGGAAGAGCTGATACCATTTTATGGTTAACCATTTTTGTTTCGAATTTAAGGCCCAATTGTCGCGCTTTTTCAAGACGTGAAATGCCAGTACCCCATTCAGTTACTGCAATATCATGCGGCGCAAAGAATTTACCATAAGTATAAGGCTTAGAATTTATCACTTGAATATAATGTTCTAATCCCTCTTTTTGTTTCTCATAACAGTCGATAATCTTTACTGTTGAACCGATGCATTGATAAAATATTAAACATGTCGAATCTCTGACTCCAATATCAAAAGCTACATTAACTCTAAATGCAGCTTCCCATGGAACATCTCCAATTCTGTTTTCAAGTCGCATTTTATCCATATATTTTGAGTAATAAGAGCCCTCTACGCCCATCGTCCACGAACACCAGTACTCCTGAAGTATCATATCTTCGGAAAGCTCTCCAGATTGTCTTTCTTGTTCAATCATCTCATAAGGAATATGTCTAGTATCATCTAACGTCAAATGATAAGCAAACCAATCTTCTGGATTATTTTTAGCAATCTCAAATAATTCATATGCATGATTTTTTCCGCGGGGAGTCGTGATGAATAATGCAAAGCCATCATTAGCCGATAAGGCCGGTCTAAGATATTGATAAGCTCTTGGATCTTGTAAAGCATACTCAGAAAGAACAATCCCGCGCGGGTTAGTACCAACCAAAGAATCATAATTATCAGAACCTAAAACCTGAATAAGACTACCATTAGTAAGTCTTATCTTCATTTCAGTATTATTGACAGCTTCGATTAGCTCCTTAGGAATGAAATCTAAAAATCTACTACCTGTATTATTTGATAAAACCGAGTCCCACAATATTTTTCTTCCCTGCGAGTACGTAGGATATATCATGTAATAAATACCAGGAGTTTTAATAGCTTTACGTATTAAAATATTGAACGCTACGACATCTTTGCCTGCTCGGCGCGGCATCACAACAAAGACTTTCTTGTAATCTTTTTCAGGGTTTAAAATGGCATCACAGATTGGTATTTGATAATCTCTAGGCTTGAATTTATCAAGCTTAATTCTAGTTTCTATATTCATTCTTGGTTATTTTTCCCCAAATTATTTTTTAGCATATTAATAATATCTCTATTGGGATCATTTTCTACCACAGGTTTATACTCACCAATTAAGTCATCATTGCAACCAGATAATAGAAACAGTTCATATTCTCCCATATTACACTGACAATCTTCTATCGGACATTCTGGTAACTTTATCGGCTTTATTTTATCTATTATTTCTCTCATTTTCTCTTTCTTAATTATCTATGACTACTAGGTCTACAAGAATGTTTATAAGCTCTCAAAGGCGCGCAGATTTTAACCGGTTTATTATAAGTTGTTTTATATGTTGTTTTACAAGAAGAATAATTTGGTTTCGGCGCACAATAAGATTTAACTGGCGTACAAGTTTTTATTGTTGTGTGAGTTGTGGTAGATCTTCTAAATGGATTCCAACTTCTAGTTGTTGTATGTGTTGTATGTGCAGTAACCGGCGCGCAAGTCTTAACTGGGTTACAAGTATTTACTGGTTTACAACTCGTATTACAGTTATTTACAGAAACATTTACAGTTGAATTATTACAATATCTACGCGGTCTATAAAAGGAATGATATACCGGTTGATAAACTGGAACTGGTTGTATAATCGGAACTACGGGAACCACTGGTTGAACTACTGGCATAATTGGTTCTTCGTACATAGTAGTCATAGCAACAGGCGTATGTATAACTGGATAATAGTAGTATCTATACGAACAGAAAGATAAAATTATCAATACAATAAAGCTAACCACCACCAAATCCTCAAAGTCGTTATACCACATGATCTACTTTCCATCTTGTTCGCAGCACTCACAATCTACGCATTCATCTATATCACATTCACTAAATTCAATCGTATCATCACTTAGCTCATTATCACACGCTATTGTTTCAGTTGGGCTTATTGATTGTAAATATAAATTATATCTATAGAAATTATTCTTAAATATAAATAAATATATATCCATGTTATTTAGATAATTCTCTTTGTATTCTTCAGTCCAAAAGCAATTATCGCGCGCTATATCTAATGGGGTAAAGCCTTCGTTATTAACTATTGTTAAATCCGCCCCGTTGTACACTAAATATTCCACTTGATAAGAATCATGTTGTCTAACCGCGTGATGTAAGAGAGTATCGCCATTTCTGTCTTGAGAATTAATACCCGTAGATTTTATCATTGGTCCATTAAGATTTTGCAAAGCAGCTTTAACTGGTGGGAAAATAAACAATAAAGACAAGATTATATTTTTCATATTAGTTTTCTCGGCTTTCGGGCTTAAATACATTTAAAGAAGTGAAGAAATTACGTACATTTATAAGTTTATCATTATTATGAGCATAATCCACTGGGGTTAAGCCATTATTATCTTTTTCAGTTAGTAACGCGCCGCGGGATAAAAGAACTTTAACATCATTTGTATCATCTTCTAATACAGCCATATGTAAAGCAGTGCGTCCCAATTCATCTTTCTCCTCAACTGAAATAATAGCAGACTTTAGATATTTTCTTTCGATAATCAAAGTTTTTCTTGGTTTTGGTAACATACCTTCAAGGGGAAAATAAAGCATAAAACTCGCAATCAGTGTTTTATTCAATATCAACTGGACCAATTTTGTTTCCATCTTTATCTCTTAACTTCTTTAGCCAATTTGGATGAGCTATAATATCGTAAATCGCACCGCTTTTAAAAGTAATCACAATCTTTTCACTAGTAGCTAAGTCTTGGTAAGTGTGATTACAATCTTTAAAATAATTACAACAAAGATAAGTTTTGAAATTACTCATCACTTTTGATCTTCTTTCTTACTGGAACTAAATCCGACGCGGGTATAGTTGGAACTTCAACAAAAACAGTGTTAGATTCAACGGAAGATTTTCCGGCATCAGCAACTCTAATTTTGCGCAAAGTCTCTTCTTCGTTTAATTCTGACGTCAAATCTTTGAGATAATGAGGTAGCGCCCACTTCACCATCCCAACATCGTAACGTCTTTCCATGCCGCCAACGTAGTGTATTATTCCCAATTTAGTTTTTGCATATTCAACTGCTTCACGTAAAAGTGAGTGTTGATTCAAGTAATCGTAAGCTTTTTTAGGGTTTATTTTTTCTTCAGTCCAGAAAGCGATCAATGGCATCGGTCTTGTTTGTTCATCGGCCCATTCTCTTAGACGTAAGCACAAACGCTCGATGAATTCCTCTTGTGTGGGTGCCCAACCATTCAAAAGCTGCGGATACTTCTCATCATGCGGAGTTAATACTTTTTTGGACCTTAATGGTCTTTTAAGACTATAATTAATTTCTTTATTACTTTTTGGATTTTCTTGCTCTTGATTTATTAACTTTACAGCTTTTTTGGCTGGATTTAATCTCATTGCCATACTATCATTTCCTTTTAATCTTCATCCCATTCATAAAAATCTTCTATTAATTTTTCAAATAATTCATTATTAATTTTTACTTCATATTCATATATTAATTTCATACATATTTTTATTGGATGATTATATATTTTTGGATCTAATTCATATATGAACTTTATAATATCTCCGCCTATCATGCATCTAAAACAAAAAAAAGTTTTATGAATATTATCCACTATTAAATTCATCGAGGTATCTTTTACGCATCCTGGGAAAACACATACTCCCATTAAATATCTTCCTAAATTTCGTAATTCTACGTAATCACTAATAACTTCCTCTATATCTAAACGTTCAACTATCCAATTTGAAACTATTTTATGATTTAAATCTCTTTTCATTCATAACTTCTTACTATTATTTCGGTTTTCTCATCAACACCATAAAACTTACATGCAGTTATTTTAGAAACTGCGCAATCATCTTTCCATAAAATACCATTTGCAACATCTAAATACAGTTTTATTAAATTATCTAGATCGGGCTTAAAAATATGTGGTCGTTCATAAATATATTTTGATTTGGCTGGCCATACAAAAGAGAATTTCAGCTCTACTTCTATTGCTCCCTGAAAGAAAGGCTTATTATTATGCAATTGCTTTAAAATTAAGCCGTATGCAAACTTTTCTTTCTTTTGCGGGTCCCAAATATGTCCTTGAGAAACTCCGGGTTTTAAAGAGAATCTTGGGCGTTGGCAAGCTATTGGACGGCCGTGGATAATATATTTATGTTCTGTCATCTATTTTCTCATAAACTACTTCATAATTTTTACTATAAAGATTTAACAAAACATCTCTAAAATGACCAGCCGGAAGTTCCATAGCTTTTAAAATTAATTTATTAAAAGTAACAGAATCTATTTTTTCACGCTCAACTTTTTTTTCAACATTCGCATTTTGATTTTTCAATTCTTTTTCAACGCGTTGTTTTTCCCTCTTTTCTCTATGCTTAGCATCTAATTTGGCATAAAGTTCTACTCTCTCTGCTTCTCTTTGTTCTTGTTTTGATTGTGCTTCTTCTGGGCTTAATTTTGGCACCGGAGAATTATGTGACTTTGGTTTATTATAAGCGTTTTCTGTATTTTTTGAGTTGCCTTCTTTTTGGATCTTAAAGCACATACCGAACAAATAAGAAATGGGATCATGTAAATCACTTGCTGTAGCCAGCCTATATTCGGCTTTAAGTAAATTTTTTATTTCAAATTGCTCCAGCCTTTTTTTATCTTCAGCAGCCAAGCCTAAGCGAGCCTGTAAGCGATCAATAATTTGGATTTTGGTATCGGGCATATAGCCTGAACTCCTGTTAAAAGTTGTACTTGCATTACTACTTCCACTTTTTCCCTCCATTTCTTGGCCTGTTATTTTTTTTGCCAAGCCTACCGGGCCTACCTTACCATTTTCTACGTTACTAAGATAATGTTTGGCTAGGCTAGGCTTATTAATATATTTACATATATTATTTACTCGTGGGACATTTTCTGAATCAAGGCTTTTATAACTAGAAGTCAACATGGCTAAAGGCAACAAAAGTAAAGACAATTTTATGATATTACCCTTTATACTTTTTAATAATGGCTTTAAAGAATAAAGACGATAAAAATCAAAAAAGAAAGAAGATATTTTATATAAACATGTTTCATCTTGTCTAAAGAAAATGGAAACTAAACCTAGCGCGCTTAATTTCTTCATGGCGCGGATTACTGTCTTACGACTACACTTAGATCTTTTCGCTATTGTATCGTGCGAAGGAAATAAGATTTTATGCTTAGTTTTATAAAAGAATAAAGAATCTAATACTTTGATCTGGGTTTTAGTTAACTGGTCTCTTAATTCTTTTAGTGGATTACTTTGGATTTCTTCTTTTGGGGTGCAATCAGCTAAATTCTCATAATCTAATAATTCCTGAGAAACCATATCAAGTTTTAAATTTTTGTTGACATTCTGTGAAATTATCATAATATTATATTAGCCTTTCGGGGATTTTGAGAAATTTCGAATGTGCAGCTAGAATCAAAAGAAAATGCATGGTGTGTCGATGACCTTTCGTTTTTGCTAGAATCATGTTGTGCCTTTGGGGTTTGGGAAGTTTTCGGGTGGCTCTTATATCGCAAGTTCAATCGACGGTCCTTTCGGTGTTTGTCTTTTCTAATCCCCAAAACGTCTTCTAAATTGTAATGGGAATGTGAGTGAAAAAAATTATGAGTAGCCATAAAAAAGCTGCTCATTTTTATTTTTAATACTTATAAAAAAACTAATAAATAAACAAATACTTAAAAAATTGTGAATAAATGGTAATAAGTATTAATTCTCAAAATCTATAATATTTTTATTAAAATTAAAAGCTTTTTTTTCTCTATAAATTTTTTAATATAAATCTCTTAATTTTTTTTAAACTATAAAAAGATAAATTAGTTTGCGGGTTCAATTGTGTAAGTTTTTTGTATGTTCTATAATTTAGCGGTATCTTCTTGCATATCTTTTTTAAACTCCAGTGATTTCTCAGCCTGATCTTCTCCAATCCCTCTTTATAGGCAGTATGTGAATCTAAATCAAACGATATAATTTTCATGGAATTGTACTCTTTTTTTGGGTCTTTTTTTGAACCTGTTTTAACCTGGAAATTGTTACGCAAGAAGATTGTATTACTTTTGTATATATATTGCAATAACAAAAATTCCATATATAATAACCTATCGTAAAGCAATTATTAAAAACCAAGCGTGAATCCATGAAAACCGGATTCATGAGAAACACAATTACCTTTAGGAGTATTCTTTTATGACCTTAAAATAAAAAATATTGTTTGCTGCTGAATAAACTTATCCCCAATTCTATGTTTACTGGGGAAAGTTTTAATATATATTTTAATTTATTTACGAAAGAATTTATTATGTGGGGAGAATTCCTAGCCCTTGCTGTTATTAATGTTGTTGTTCCTGTTGCTACTGCTGTCGTTCAAGCAGCGGGACCCATTATTACAACTATCATTGAAATCATAATTAAATAATTAACACAAATATAAACAGGTATAAAAATGAAAAAGATATTATTACTTATAAGTATGTTATTTGTAACTTCTATTTCTTGTATGGAAACTGAATCAAATAATCGTGGTCTATTAAGCCTTAGCGGTTCAGCTCTTAAAAGAAAACCAAAATTCATATTCAATATAGATGGTCAATTAACTTCTATACCAAGTTATCTAGTAGATCCGGTTTTGCGGGAAGCAACTCCGGAACAGATACAGGCTTTCAATAAGGCTGGTTGTAGAATGGAATTAATTAAATATGATTCAGGTGAATTTGGCGTAAGAGCTATGGTTCCTGGAAAAGGTGGTGGACCTTTACTTGGTGCAGTTTTAGCATGGTCTGTTAGAGCAGCTTCATACACTGCTGGAAGTGCAGCAGCCGCAGCTGTTGTTACTACTAATCCAGCAGTAGGTATACCTGCAACGTTAGCAGTAGTTGCTGAATATGCAGCTACGACAGAAGGGGCCGCTGCCGCTGCCGCTATTGTTGGATATGCATGTTGGTTCTTACCTTAATTGAAAGAAATTAATGTATATAACAAAATTAGAAGCTATAGTTTTGTGTTTCGTGATTTTTATCTATATAGATACCTATCTTAAATACAAAGAAACTGTATATAAAAGTACTTACAGAAAGTGTCTTTTTTTATTTTTAGGTATTTTTAATATAGCGATAATATTTGTAAAATGGTTACCATAATATAAATATACATAAACTTATCGAAAGAAACTTATGTGTATTACAAAATTAGAAGCTATAGTTTTATTTTTTATAATTTCTATACACACGCATCATTATGTTAGTAATAAAGAAACTTTATATAAAACTACTTTTCGAAAAGGTATGTATTTTTTAATGGTTCTTACTAATCTAGTGGTGTTCTTCTTACGATGGTTACCATAAAGTAAATATACATAAACTCCTTGTCTTTTACGTTCCCGATGGTTGAAATATATCATCGGGTTTTTTATTTTAAAAAAGATTTAAATAAATCTTGATTTATTGATTTAAATAAAGTAATATATATTTAATGATGTAAAACAATACGTAAAAGAAAGAAAGATTATGAATAATCAAAATAAAGAAATATTAAAAAGAGCACTTATTGAAGCAAATTCTGCATTGAGAACATTTTCTGAAGTGGCAGATGAAGCTAGACAGGAATTAATTGATAGATCTTCTCCAGAATCTAATCATAAATATAAATTTCAACCTGACGGTAAATTTATATTGGGAGTTAATCATTACATGCATACTCTTAGAATTCTACAATTATTTGAAGATTTGAATTTAGAAGAAATTTTCGATGAGAATGAGCTTCCAAAATTCTTATTTTATATATTTAAAGAAAAAAGATTTAGTAAGACTTTAAAGCATCTTGAAATGGATCTAAAGTCCACTGATTTAATATGGGTAGATTTTAGAAAAAATTCTTTCAAAGAATATTATCTGCAATCAAATGAACCAAAAGATTTTATTGAAGATGAAGATTTGATATAAAAGGTAAATTATGTCGATGACTTACGATAGATTAGAAAAAACTTACAAATTAAAAGTAATAGAAATTACTCAAAAAGATAAAATTATAGATCTTCCCTACGGGGAAGATTCTCGAATTCAAGATGAAGTAAAAGAATTCGAAGAAGTTCACAGAATTAATGAATTAATAAAAGCAAACGATGATATTAATCATCAAATTCATATTTTATTGGAACATCAAAAACAGCTTGTAGATAATGTTGCTGCTAGTGTTAAGTATTTTAGTGAAGAAATTAATGAGTGGGAATTGGATAAATAGATGGAAAAAACTAATGCAGAAATACTACTAGGTATAGAAAGAGTATCCAAAAATAAAGTATCTATAAATATACTTTTAGCACCTTATATTATGGATTTGCTCATAAGATCCAAATCAAAAAACAAAGATGCAATATTATCAAAAGCTATTAGCGAATTATATTTTTCTAGATCTTACAATGATGAATCTGGTTGTAATAATATAAAACAATTTATAGATATTCAGGGGGCTTTTTATACCGGAGAAGATCAATTCAGATTTACTTTGAGTCATACTACTTTGTTAAAAGGTGATGCTATAAGAAAAAGTTGGAATATGGAAGATACCAAATTAAGTCTGTTTTTAATTTATAATGTAGCTTTAGAATGTTATTTGATAACTCGTGATAATATATAAAAGAAAACAAAAATATGGATTTTGAAATCAACAAACTAAAATCACTAAGAAAAAAAATTCAGACCAGAATGGTTGAACATGTGGACGAGCTAGATGACAATGAAGAATGTTTATCTATTTACAATAAAATGTTAAAAGACTTTGGAATAAATCTTGAAGAAGAAGCTATTGATGCTATAGAAAAGAAATTTTCAGAAAAATATCCAGTATGGGAACATATTAATGGTCTTATATATCAGCAAGAAAAAATGGCGTCAGTAGAAAAAGAACTATCTCCTTCCGATGATCATTCTCCAGAATTCGTTCAATATTATATAAAATGTAAAGATACATTTAAAAGAATTGAGGATTTTGCTAAGGATAAATTTAAAGATCTTTGGGAAATATGTAACCAATTAAAAGTTCTGAAAAAAAATAAAGAAATAATCCGATGATAAAAAAATTAGACGATATAACTTTTGAGTATATAGCTTTAAAAATCATAAATCCGCATATAAAAATAATGATCGATGTTATAAGAAAAATTCACGATGAAGAGTTTTCTTATATCGAATACTCTAAGGTTAAAAAAGATGTGGAAAAAATTTTAACTGAAATAGAACTTAATAGTCCTTCTTTAACAAAAGCAATAAAAAAAAGCATTTTAGAAGTTAAAGAAGACGGTATTAACGACAATAAAGATTATATAAAAAATTATAGTAGAGATCGTTGCGAATGTTCTGAAATGTGTAAAAAAGAAATTATAGGAAGTGTTTTAGATTTATATGCAAATATTGAACGTTTAGAAAATAAAATTATGGAAGAAGAAGCAGGAATGAACTAATGGAAAAAGATTCAAAAGAATATATAGATTTAGTAAAAAAAACAGTTGCTAAAGATGCCACAAATGATGAATTGCAAACTCTTTTATATTTAGCAAAAGAATATAATTTAGATCCTCTAAAAAAAGAAATTTGGTTTATAAAATATAGTGGCAAAGCTTCTATAATAACCAGTCGTGATGGATATCTTAAAATAGCCAATGAAAATCCAAATTTTAATGGCATAGAAGGCGATGTAGTTTATGGTGGAGATATACTCACAAAAAGAGATAACGGAAGCATTCTTATCGAATACGGGCAAGAACATCTAGCTTTTGATAAATCTAAATTAAGCGGCGCGTTTTGTAATATTTACAGAAAAGATAGAGATATAGCAGTTTCAGTATTTGTTAATCTTAGAGATTATCAAGGCGATAGCCAAATCTGGAAAAAATATACTAATGCCATGATATTAAAAGTTGCAGAATCTATGGCTTTAAAGCGAGCGTTCTCGATAAGTGGATTAGTTACAGCTGAAGAAATGGATGAAGAAATAGAATCAGTACCAAAAAATACTACTAAATCAGAAAAAATAGAAAAAAATATAGAAGTTGTGGGACAAGACATTCCAGAAAATATAAATCCAAAAGAATATATTACTGCTGAACAAGAAGATATATTTCAACGACTTCTTGATTGTATAGATGGTAAAGATATAGCTCAGGGTATTTTTAAGAATCTAAAAATACAATCTTTAAAAGAAATGTATAAAGAAGATTTTAATCGTGCATTTAAATGGGCACAAGATCAAAGAAAATTGAGAGAAAATAATAGAAATGAAATTGCAAGAGCTCAAAATGGATGAACACTCAAAAGATCATGAAGAAAAAAAAGAAGTAAAAAAAGATCGTATATTTCTCACGATTGAAACTACTCTAGAAAGACGCTATAAGCTAAAGATGTTTTCTCTTAAAAATGGTATATCTATAAAAGAATTATTAGAAATGTTTATCGATAAATTAGACGATCAATAATAAAAATCGGGAGAGTTAATGAAGTCACATATAACAAGATTAAGCCCTCCAAATGAATTTGATCAGGTAGTTTATGGAACGTATTGTTTAGTTCTAGATTCTTATGGCGATCTGGAAGAAGTTTATATTCAAAATAGTAAAGATGATGATGAACCTGAGTGGGTTGTTGTGGATAAGTATAAATATAATTATAAAGATAATATTTTGACTGTATTGGACAATCCGTGACGGAATATCACAAGTTGAACACAAGATAATAATGCGCGCCAGATATTTTAACGCGCATTATTATCTACACAATATAAAACACTTCAATTGAGTATATCTATATTTTTAAGAAGTCCAATTACTTTTTCTTTAAACTATCTATTTGTTTTTGTTGTTCTTGTAGAGCCTTTAAAAGATAAATACATAATTCATGATATTTAATAGTTTCTATTTCTCCGGCATTATCCCTTACCACTAATTGC